TGAGGGCGAGATTGTGTTGGTGAGCAGCTGGTCGAGGCGTGCGCGATCTGGGTGAAGTGACCAGGCGTCGGAGCGGTCCCAAGGCTGGACGTCACCATGGCAGAACAGGCCGGGACGGTTGAGGGCGTCGGTGCCGATCCATTGGGCGTTGCTGAGTGCGATGCCTTGCGAGTTCCAAAGGTCACGGATCGCGACGCCAGCCCTAGCGATCATGGCCAGAGTGTTGGGGTCGTCGGGGCTTAGATCGGCAGACTTTCCAGCTAGGCAGATGTGCCAGGTTCGAGAGTTGAATCCCGACGTTTGCACTGAAAAAGTCGTGTAGTCGGCTGGCACCATCCAGATGGTCTCTTCGGCGTCGACGATGCACGCGTAGGAGCCGGGGTCGCTTCGTCGTGCTATGAACCCGGCGAGGTTGAGTGCGCTCCCTGGACCAGTCGGACCTTCCGATGTGTGGACGCCGACAGCGAATGTCGGTGTGTTTGATCGGGTTGGGTAGAACTGTGGGGAGGCCGGTGGGTGGTCGAGGAGGTAGTAGCTCATTACACCGGGGCGCCAGATGAGCCAATGTCTTCAACAAGAAGTGACTGACGGATCACGGTATCGACGTTAAGTGTCGCGGTGTTTACGATTGAACTTCCGACGAGTCGGATCGTGCGTGAAGACGTAGTAGCCGACGTGAAGTAGATAACGCCGGTGAAGGTGATCGGCGTGGTTCCTGCTGTAACGACGCTGGCCCAAGTGGAACCGACAACGGACCCGGAATCTTGGACTGCGTACTGCCCGAGCGCATTAGTGCCTGACTGGTTGATCTGAAAAGTCGCCTTGTAGCGGCGGTTTGCAACTAGCGCCACAGTCCCGGTCAGACCAGTAACAACCGTTGACGAAACCATGTTCTGTGTTCCGGTGCTGGTGTTCTGAAGGAACGTGCTGTACCCCCACGGAGCGTTCCACCCCGGACCCCTACGCCAAGAGGTCCCGTTATAAACGTACAAACCTTCGTTTTCATCGGCGGACCCGATGTACGCAACCATCCCATCTTCAGGTGAAGAGATAGCGGTGTCTCGTGCGCCTGTCGTCGCGAAATACATCACGGACTGTTCTTGAAGATAATTGTTGACATCCGACGCGGTCAGTACCGCTCCAGCAGTGAAAGTTTTGAACCCTGATCCCATTGGAATCTCCTAGAAAGACAGTTTGTTGGTGTCAAGAACACCAAATCCGGTGTTGTCGAGAATAAAAAATCCGGTAAAGAACGTGGCAGAGGATAACCCGAAACGGGTCGTCCAATCGGCTGGCGATCCCGAATGTTGAATCTGTGCAACGAAACAATCACGTTCCACAGCTGCACCGCCACCAGGAACAGCGAATTTCACGGTGATTCGATCCCTCAGACGTCTTCCCAAGACTTGAGGCCATAAAGCCACAGGATCTCGTCGAGGTTTGAACGTAATGGAATCGGGGCGAAGCTCCGGATTCGCATACTGGGAGGAAAGGAACAGGGCCATATCGTTCGCGGTCGACTGCCCATAAGAAGTATCTGAGTTGTATGTCGACGGGATGGGAAGTTCCAAATCTAAAGTTCGTGCCCCATAAATCGACTGCGATTCGGCGTTTCCAATCGTCACGGTAGTCCCGATTAAAGAATCGCCGGAAGACGCTGAAGTCACTTTCCTATTCACTCTGACAATGTTGTAAATGAGATCGTCGTCGTAGACGATGTCCACATCCGAGAACTGATTGAGTTTCGTTGTGGAATCGAATGTGGCTTGGGAAGTGATGCAACGGTCTTCGGAAACAATGGAGACACGATCGTCGAATACAACTGTCCCATCTCCTTCGACATAGATGGCCCCGACATCAGTTTGTGCTGCCTCATTCAGAAGTTCCAGAACGGTTTGCGAGGCGTTTTGAACCTCGAGTCTTGTTTGACCAGTGTCAATTGCTCTCAAATTGTTAGGCCAAGAAATAGCATTCAAGATCGTGTTGATTCTTGTACCAGCAAGGTCTCCAGCAGACCCGATGATCGGTGTTGTTTCAACACTTGAAACCACATTTACGTTTCCGGTAGTTGTTGTGTCAACAACATCGATGGAACTCGGACCCAATCGGCCATCTGATGGTGTTGACACTGCGACATCCAAAACGCCTGTGCCGGAACTAGTGATTGTCAAGACAGATGGCAAACCACCGACAACATTCGAAAACGACTTGAAAGCATCTGAACAACTAATGGTGGCGGTTGCATCACCAAGGCCGGCACTGGAATAGTCAAATTTCCATGAATCAATTAAACCACGGAAAACGGCGTATTGAGTCCCGTTCCATGTAGCTCGAATCACCACAGGAATAGCTGGCACAATTCCTGTGACGCCAACTGTTGCGTTGTAATAAGGGGAATCGATGTTGGTCGGATCGAAACGTCGGTCACGATTGTCCAGGGTGATTTGAGCGGTTCCTGTGGAGAACCGTTCGAGTTCACGTCGACGTCCCCGAACTGTCGAAAAGTTCCTGACCCATTCGGTGATGTCATAAAAAAAAGCGCCATCACCTAAAGTTCCTGTGTCCAGGAGGGAAAGGTTGAGGATCATTCTGTCGCCAGCGTCGGAACCTACAACCGAAGGCGCAAATAACACCTCGAGGGTAGGCATATCGGTCGAGAAACTCATGGTGCCAGACTCGTTATGCCACGCCTATTGGCACGCGATAGGGCGTCGACCACGATGGTTTCGATTGCGGTCGGGTCGCCTGCGACCGTGTTGATCGTGATGTTGATTGCTGGTTGGGTTGTCATTCCTCCGCCAGCGTTTGAGAGGAGTGCTTTGTTTGTGGAGAACGCGTCGACGATTCGTCCGTATCCGGCAGGGATGAAAAGTTCGGGGCCTTTTTCGCCGACCATGTATGGGGTGCCGGCGTCAACTAGGCCACCAGTCGCTCGAGCTGGAAGAGAGGAGTAGTCATACGACCCCGGGGAGTATGCAAACTTTTTCATTGCTTCGATACGCTTCACGACGTCATCGATTGCCACGATTGCTTCGTAGGTGTTGACGTCAACAGTGACCACCGGTTTTTGTTGAGAAAGGAAATACAGCTGAAGTCCTAGATCCGTGAGTCGTTTACGGAGCGGACTATCTGGGGCCAAAGTTTCAGCGAGTTCGAGGTACTTTCCGGCTTGGATTCCTGCGGCTTCTCCGCTCGTTAAAGTCTTCTCGTTTAGTTTCGCCTGGGCTTCTGCAGCTTTAACAGCGGCTTCCGCTTCCCGCAAGACAGCTTTTTCCAAAGCCAACTCTTTAAGGGTGCGATCATCGGCGCTCAAAGAACCATCAGAAAGGCTCTTGTTGTATTCGATCAGAGCCTGTCGAGTAGCAATAGTCGCTTCTTTCTGACTGATGTTTAGTTCGTAAATATCAGTTAAAGCGGCGTATTGCTTTTTCAGAGATTCGGAAAGTTTGTCGACTGCCGCTGCCAAATCGACTTCAGCGGTGGCCTGCTCCTCAGATTTGCCTTCGCTTAAACCTTTTTGGATGTTGAGCTGCCGGATGACTTCCTGCTGTTGGTTGTAGGCGTCGATGCCGTTGTAGAGCGTTTCGATGAGTCCAAAGTCGGCTGCCTTGGTTTCGATTAGGCGGGCGATGAGTTCGTTTTGTGCGCCACCCGCATCGCGAATTATTTTGATTTGAGCATCTAAGGCCCCCTGGGTGCCACCTAGTGAAAGCTTCACTCCTTCATTCGCTACGCTTTGATCCACCAAGGCGTCTCGGTTGTCGTCGAGTACGTCCGTGAACTGGGCGACTGTGATGCCGGCTTTGCTCAGATTGTCAAGCTGGTTTTTTGATTTGAGGATGCCGGCAAAGGTTGATTGAGTGTTTGCCGTGATAGCGCCGGTGAGTTCATTGAAGCTGGGAATGAGGGCGTCAATGTCTTTTTTAACTGCCGCTTGCTCGTCGCGATAGGACTTGTACGCGAGTCCACCAATGACAGCGGCGGCCCCGACCGCTAACACTGCCGGACCCAGAATGGCCATTCCGCCGGCAGCTGCCGTAGCGCCACCAGAAGCAGCGCTAGTCGAAATGTTCATGGAGGCGACAGCGCCTTGGGTGCTGATTGCTTTGGCGGCCATGTCGGCCATAGCTGTTCCAGCGGTTTTTACTGCTGCTGTTGCTGCTGTGAAACCGACCGCCAGTTTCGGACCGATCAGGGCCACGCCAGTCAATCCAATTAGGCCGGTTTGGACGGGACCGGGAAGGGCGCTGAACGCCTCCGCTACCAGGATGATCGTTTTCTGGATTTCGGTGTAGATCGGGAGAAGAGTTCTGCCAAGTTTGGCGGAGGTGTCTTCTAGTTTCGCTGCTGCTCGTTGCTGCTGCCCCTGGGCGGTGTCGGCTTCCTTCGCAAACTGCCCCTGAGCGAACGCTGAGCGTTCCGTGACAAGCGCCAGAGTGGCTTGGCCTTTGGCGTATGCGGTGACAGACGATTCAGAATCCGCCAAGCCCATCTCCACGGCTTTAGCGTTAACTTCAGAGGCTTTCAGTGCGATACCGAAACGCTCCAATGGATCGTATTCGCCACGGAGAGCAGATCCCAAAGCAGCCACGGCATCGTTTGTGTTTCCGCCAAGAGTGGCCGCCAAATCGGCGCCAGTCTTTGTCAGGAAAATAGATTGCTTCGCTGCCTCTTCCGCTGAAAGCCCAGCGCCCTTCAAAGAAGATCCGAGGCGCGACGTCAACACCCGAGCAGCGTTCTCCGACAGGCCAACTAGATCGGCAGCGCCTTTCGTGAACTCATTGATGCCGCCGGCAGCGCTTCCAAAGACAGCGGCCGTTCCACCGATCGACTGTTCTAGATCGCCAGCAGCTTTGACCAGCTTTTGGGCGCCATAAAGAACAGCGCCACCGAAAAGGGCGGTTCTGAGAATGTCGCCAGATTTCTTGGCGTTCTCACCAAATCCGGCGATCTTTCCTTCGGCTTTTTGAAGTTCTCGGGCGAGTTGGGAGGAATCGCCGACAATGGCAATTTTGACTCCGCTTTTGTCACCAACAGCCATCTGGGCCTCACTCGTCCCAACGCTTAGCATCCGGTCCGTGTTCGGCGGATTCTCTGCGTCTTGTTTGAACTTCGAACATTGCGTCGAGGTAGTGGTCGGGTTCCTCTAAAAGTACGGACATGGAGATACCCGAGTCAATCGCCAACGCTGCTACAGCGAGGGTGAAGAACTCGGGTCCGTAGGGGTTGGCTCTTCTTCCTCTACTGCCATGATGTCCACCGATTCGACGGTTTCAATCCAATCATCGAAAGAAACGATGTCTGGGTCGGTTCGTTTCGCTGCACACCATCCGAAGAACCACAGATGTTCCTGGCGGACACCATCTTCGGAGAACATGGCGGCGACAGGGATTTTGAATTCACGTTCGAAACGGATTGCGTCGGCTTTGCGACCTGAAGTTTCGAGGTCGGTTCCGTCTTCGAATGTGATTTTGTATTTTGCGAACATGGTCGGGCTGTCCTTTATCTGAGGGCGGATTTGACTGCTTTGTCAACTGCTCGGCCGGCGGCCTCGACAAGTCGATCTTGTGTCTGTTTGATGCCTGGGTAAACGTAACGACCGTATTTGATGATGGGTCGGACGATTGTTTGGTTTCTTCCAGGGCCACGGTTCCTGAGTGTGCCACCGAAGTCCAGCCACCCAAAGTACGGAGCAGCCGATGATTTCCCACCCGCTATGACGTAAAGGGTGTTTCCGCCCGATCTGGCTTTAATAGTGAATCGGGCGCGATTCGAAATCTTTGGAACCCTTTGAATAATTGCGGGAAGGGTGTTGACGATGATGGCGGCTTTGAGGTCTTCGCGTAGGACCGGGACGAGGTCCGGATGTATCTTTCGCAGATACTTCCGAACCTCGGCCAGATTGCTGATGTAGACCCCAGCCGGTAAGGCCACTAGCCGTTCTTGGAAACTGTGCTGGCTGCGCGCCAGCTGCCCGAAACGGTGATGGGGCCGTCGACCGGTGCATCGAGAGAGAAATCGAAGAAGCCGGTTCCGTACCAGTAGACGTTCGGGGCGTTAGTGATGTCTGGGTACAAGTAGAACTTGCGGGCGTCACCATCGACAGCGGCGGTGTAGGACTGAGCGGTCGCATCGTCGAAGTAGCCGGAGAAGCTGCCCTGAGCGTCAGGAAGGCCCGAAACGTAAATCTTGTTCGTGTCACCAAACGAGGTGACTTCTTGTGTGTCGGTGCCGAATTCCGCTGACCACTGCTTGAGGAAGGCGACGGATGAAGGACTCGCTGCTGATGTAGCGATTCCGAGGTACAGGCGACCGTTACGGCCGTGGCGACGTGCCATTGGTTTCTCCTTGTGGAGTTGGTGGGGTCTGGGGTTCTCCGGTCACGTCGGGATGCTCGGGAGA